TTGTCGGCAATGCCAAGACTGGAAAAGGATAATTGATATAATGCGGCAAGATGGCCTATACCCCGAATTTAATCCGCCTAAAAATCAAGATGACCCCAAGGTTTATGATTTCCCAGAGGTAAACGACGAACACCCGTACCTTGCCCGCAAAAAGATCAAGCAACACAACGCAATCATTGACGGACCTGACCTAAGCATTCCCATCATCGACGCAAAGGGCAAACGCGTAGGCACGCAATTCATTGACGAAGCTGGTAATAAAAAATTCAGCTATCAAATGCCTGTCACGGGTAATTTTTCAGTGGTAGGCGGCAAAATCACAGACTTTGCATATATAACAGAAGGCTGGGCCACAGCGTGCAGCGTACATGAGGCTACGGGTAAGCCCGCCGTATTCGCGCTTAACGCTGGCAATATCCCAGCGGTCTGCGAGGCATTGCAAGCCGCCAAACCAAATGCAAAACTAATAATCGCGGGGGATAATGACGAAGCTGGCCGTAAAGCATGTGAAAAGGCGTTTGACCTATGCGGTGTGGAACATGTTTTACCTGAGCGCGATGGAAACGACTTCAACGATGTATGGATAGCCAGAGGACCAGACGCAACGCGCAAGCTATTACAGCCGAAAGACGTGCTAGACGATTTAGTTTTCCCAAATAACGCGGTGGCTCAACTATCTGCAAATTATATCGTGAAAAACTGGTTATCCGAAAACAGTATTAGCGTTATCTATGGCGCGTCAAACGTAGGCAAATCATTTTTCACGCTGAGCCTAGCCTACCATGTGGCGGCGGGAAAGGAATTTTTTGGGAACCGCGTAAAGCAAGGCAGTGTATTATATTTATCTACAGAGGGCGGCACATCATTCATCAACCGCCTAGTTGCGCTAGGTGAACAACTAGGCAAAGAAAACGTGCCATTGGCAGTACGCCCTAGCCCGATCAATCTATATGACGCGGCAGAGGATATAGCCAAGGTAGAAAAGATTATCCAAGAAATGACGCGGCGGTATGGCAAGGTATCCCTGCTGGTCATTGACACACTAGCACGCGCTACAGCTGGATCATTCGACGAAAACAACAACAGCGAAATGTCAAAACTTATTGCTGGGCTGGATGCAATACGGGAAAGAACGGGCGTACACATCTTATTGGTGCATCATAGTGGCAAGGATTCAAGCAAGGGCAGTCGTGGGGCGTCCAGCTTGAAAGCCGCATGTGATACAGAAATTGAACTATCATTCGACGATGAAACACATGTAAGAACAGCACGCGCAACAAAACAGCGCGATATGGAAACGGGGGCAGAACTAAACTTTATTTTGCAGCCAGAGGAACTGGGCAAGGATGAGGATGGCGATGCTGTTACGACATGCGTCATTCGTGAAGCATCTGCCAGCGAAATAGAGGACATAGCAAAGCCACGGATTAAGGGGAAAAACCAAAAGCTATTCAAACAAGTGTTTTACCAGCTGCGTGGCGAAGGTGTTGGCTATCCCAATCCTGCTGGGGCTGGATGGCCTGATCCAAGGTCGTTTTGGTGCATTGCGGACGATGATCTAAGGGAACACTTTAAGGGCAAGCTGGTGGGGGCGTCCAATCCATCACAAACCTATAAGCAAACCGTTGAGGCTTTACTTGGGTCGGGCGTTATTGCGGTGAATGAGGGCAAAATCTGGTTTACTGATTCGGATGGCAAGGTGAAAGACATGTTCACATAAATATGTCCGCTAATAATTACTAATAATTAGAGGGCCAAAAATACTAAAAACTAATAATTAGAGGTAAATCGGGGGAAAAAGTGAAAAAAAATGAAAAAAATTTGGCGGCAAAAACATAGGTGATAATAAAAAGGTGAATGTAATGAAATCAATGGGTTATGGGTACTGTTTATTAGTAATTATTAGTTTTTATTATGTAATTATTAGTTCTCGGCAGGTATTGACACAGGCTAATAAAAAAGGGACAACTTCTTTAGAAGTTGCCCTTTATTAGCTCTTGTTAATGCCCCAAATATTAGGTGAAGCATGGACAAGAAAAAATTTCCCCAATGGATCGCTGACAGAATAGAGAATGGAACCGCGCAGGTTTTCCCGCATGGAACGGTTAAGGTTATTCCATTGCGGACAATGGCTGAGAAATTAGCAAGCATGACGCTGGACGAATTAGAGGGGTTTGCGAACCGCAGACGATACGCCCCAGATTTGCCGCGTTGGACTGATAGCGAACGCGCGGCAATACTGGCGCGTAAGTATGAGTTGGAAAGGGGCAAGTGATGCGAGTGCGATTGAGTAGGCAGGAAATGGCGAATTGCGAACAGGCGGCGGCATTGCGTTGGCAATTAGCGCGGGCAAGTGGCGTTACGAACCAGCGCAAGGATAAGGGGCGCAGTGATGCTGATCTGGATTTGATCGGGATAAAAGCTGAAACGGCTGTGGCCAAGGTTTTAGACGTGCATCACAATGTTTTTCAAATGGGTGTTGATAGCGGCGCGGATATGTTCTTAGGTAATATATCCATTGACGTGAAAAGCACGTTTTATGAAAGCGGGAAAATGCTTTTCAAATCGCTGGATGCGTTTCGCGCAGATTGCTGTGTTCTGGTCACTGCGACACAGGATGCGGATGTTATGAATGTTGCGGGATATTCATCAAAAGCACATTTCGAGAAAAACGCGGAAACAGCTGATTTAGGGCATGGGCCTTGCTTTATCATGACGCAAGATAGGTTGCGCGGGATTGAATCGCTGTGGGCCTATCATAAGACAATTACGCTAGATAATGGCACAACATAGGGCGCGACATGTTCCGCGCCTGTGGGTGGCCTTGGAATGGCTCTGTGATGCTGTTTTAGTGCATGGTGGCGCGTGGGTATTGCACGACATAATCGGAAAGCGTATCCGCGCACATTTCCAGCAATTCCACGCCATCGTCGCTGGCAAGATCATAGGCTTCAAGCATTGACAAGATCAGCGCGGCAATATCGGAAAAGGTTACCTCTTGCGGGATTGCGGCGGAAAACTTTTCTAGCTGTTCTTTGGTGATGCACGATAGCTGTTCATTGTCTGACATGGTTTTCCCCTGTTTGGCGTTGCTGTGGATAGTGTCGCGCGTTGTGCTATTTGGGTCAAGCACTGGCGCGACATTGGTCACTTAACATAGCATTGCGCCAGTTCTGAATTGCTCAATGCGCAAGTAAAGCCATTGCTTTGGAATGTTGCCACTAGGGTATCGCCATTCCAATGCACAAGGTAACCATCATTCGCCCAGTAAACTGGAATTTTGCGTGATAATGCGCGGGTGATGTCTCTAATTTCCATTGGGGTTATCCTTCTAACATTGTTTCAAATTGCTCAACCACAAGATCAGTAAAGTCTGAATTGATTGATAGGTTCATATCAAGAATATAGCGTGCATGATCTAGAGCGAACAAATATTTATCTTTGGTTGCTGCATATGCTTTGCACATATCTTGCGTGGTTGATTTAGATAAGGTTTCGGTGATTTTTTCTAGTTTTGTCATTGGTCTTTTCCTCTTATGATACTACGACGGGTTTCCCGTGGTGTGTGTATTGATTTCCTATTTCATGGTAAAAGGCGTCGCCGTCTTGATCGCGGTAGGTTTCGCCGTCCCACATTTCGTCTAGCGTTGCGTTGATATACATGTCTGCGTCAAATTCTTTGCGTAAATTATCGCGGACAGATTGCGCTAATGCGGTTTCAAATTCTGTATTGGTCATTGGTTTTTCCTCTTATCTGTCAAGGTAGGTTTCAATCAGCCACGCAATAACACATGCGGCGATTATGATTATGTTTGTGAATACAAAAAATGACATTGGTTTAATCCTCTTTTCCGATTACAAAAAACACCCGTGCCGCGTTATCAAAGCCATGCGATGCGATGCAATCCTTGAAATGTGAAAGTGTTATGTTGCGGCCCTTGTCGTTTCGCAGTGACACTTGGCGCATTGCGCCAGTTTCATTATTGGTAATCACCATAATCCCGCCAAGGTAATCCGCGTCATAGTTTTTTGATGTTTGTGTGTACATTATGCGGCCTCTTTATTTTCAAAGATTTCACAGATTGCATTGCGAATACGGCTTTCGATTTCACCGTATGCAATGCGGCACGCCATTTCATCATAAGACAATGGTGTATCGCCCCAGCAATCATTTACAAAATCTTCGCCTTGGACTGTGTCGCAGTTCTGACAAAGCATATGCGCCTTTGCGTAATAAATAACGTACTCGCTACCGTCTGCGCTTTCACTTGCCCAATCCATTGCCTGATCAATGTTTGTTGTGTCGCGGCAAATATCTTGCGCAATGTCGTTGCAGTATTCGGTTAGCCAAAAATCATTGATGTGTGTCATTGGTTCTTTCCTCTGTTTTATTACTGTCATGCTTTGGTGCATGTAATGGCGGCAACGCATTGCCACTCATAGATGCATCATTAGTAGCCTAACCATGCAAGAACAGTTTGGGCATCATATTCAGACTGATCCCCGCAATCCTGCAAAAATAAATCAAATTCATTTTCTAGGTTGTGCTTTTTTATTTCCTGAAACGCGCGTTCTTTGCTGATCGTTACGTTTTCGGCGGTCTCATAGTAAACTGACATTGTATTGCCTCATTTGCTTTGTTGCTATATATACCATAACAATATCTATGCGATATCACAAGAAAAAAGAAACAAGCAATAACAATACCTTAGCATTTTTATGCAAATTAAATGCAGTGGAAAATACAGCGCAACACACATCAAGGCGCAAGTCACACACGGGCGCGCGCGAATACTACATTGCATTGCATTTGTAAACTGAACTGTTCAGTTTAGTTTTGCCCGTGTTACGCGAGTAATGCGCCAGATAATACCAAGCAAGGCCAATTGTATTAATTCTGCCTAACTCAGTACAATTAAATGCAATTGTACCGCGTTGTACTAAGTTAGGCTAAATCAATACAATGAGATGCAATTGCACTTAAATGTATTAATTCTGCCTA